GATGGCTTCAGCCACGGGGTCACCACAACTGGCTAACAAGGCCATGCTTGGCTTCATGGCCGCTTATGGTGTGAAGACGCTTGATAGCATGGCCGAGCGCCGTGTCGCCAATAATATCCTGCCTTTGATGTTCTCTAAGGATCCTAAAGACATCGCTCGCGTTGCCGAACTAGCGCAGACGTTCCCGATTGTCGAGCAGATCTTCAACAAGCTCAACACCACTCTCGCTGTTGGTCTTACCAACGTGCAACGCACAATGGCTCAGCAAGAGGAAGAAGGAAAGCGTGGTGTTAAGCGGGAATTTAAGAATCAAGCCGACGGTGGTAGAATTACCCGCAAGACAGGCGGCAAGGTGAGCTACAACCACGAAGCCGAGGCCGATCGGTTGATTAAAATGGCTGAGCAAGCCCATAAGAACCACCAGAAGAGCACGGAGCCACTACTTTCTACCGACGACAACACGGTAGCTAAGGCGCTCAAAGTGGCTCAAGAGAATATTTAAGGACGGATCCCTATGGTCAGCTCATATACACCGAATAAGAACCTTGAAAAGCCCGGAAACGGCGACTACGTCGATACATGGAACGTCCCAGTCAATGGTGACATGAACATTATCGACTCTGCCTTTGGCGGAACATTCGGTGTGTCTCTAACGAATACGAACGTCACACTGACACAGACGCAAGCGCAGAACGTCAATATCAACCTTACCGGCCTTCTGTCCGCAAACGTGACTGTATATCTGCCCGCATCCGTCGCGGGCTTTTGGATCGTTACGAATGCCACGACCGGCTCATATACTGTCACGATTGCATCCGCTGGCGGCGCTCCCGGCACCAGTGTTGTGGTGCAGCAGGGATTCGCCGCTCTTGTGTGGTCAAACGGATCGAACGTCCGGTTCGCCGATGATGACCGTACAGCACTCATCGCTGGCAACGGCATTCAAATCATTGGCAGCACGATCTCGCTTGTTGCGCCGGTTACAGTCGCCAACGGCGGCACGGGCGGCACGGATGCGGCCACGGCTCGCGCTGGAATCGGCGCTGCAGCTTCTGCCACGCAAATCGCAACCGGCGCGGGCTTGCAAGGTGGTGGCGATCTATCTGCCAACCGCACGCTGTCCATCGCTACGGGTGGCGTGACATCTGCCATGCTGGCCTCGGGGGCAGCCACGGGGAACCTCGGCTATACGCCGGTCAACCGCGCTGGCGACACGATGACGGGCGCGTTGAACATTGGCTCGTCGGGATCGCCACTCACGGTCAATTCGACCAATAGCACACAGAATAAAATCATCCTGTCTGACAACGGCACCGTCCGTGGCAATCTCGGCGCGACATCGGCAAACTGTCTTGCAGTTCAGAATGCTGCTGGGAGCCTCACGACGCTGACGGTCGATAACAGCGGCAATCTCACGGCTGCCGCGAACGTCACGGCCTATTCGGATGTGCGGCTGAAGAAAGACCTCGTGAACATCGAGAATGCGCTTGAGATCGTCAATCGCATGAATGGCTACCGGTATACACGCATCGATACGGGGCAAAAAGAAATCGGCCTCGTGGCGCAGCAGCTGACCGGCGATCTGCCGGAAGTTGTGAAGCAGAACGAAGAATATATGTCGGTCGCCTATGACCGCATCGTGGCAGTCCTTGTCGAAGCGGTGAAAGAACTCACGAAGCGCGTGGAAGCATTGGAGGCTAAATAATGCCTACCCCTGCTTCCGGCGCGATCAGTATGTCGGACATCAACGCCAACTTTGGGCGCGGAACTGATCTGAATGCGTACCGAAACACCATATGGTATCAGCCCGCATCGCTGACGTTCGGCTACTTCAACAGTGGCACGATCAGCATGTCGGACTTCTATAATAAGCAGGGTACAGATCCTGCTGGGTCCGGTGCGAGCGATTACACGTCGCCCGGAACGTACTTTTTCGTCGTGCCGCTCTTCCGCAACTTCCTGCAAATTCAAGTATGGGGCGCTGGTGGAGCAGGTGGTGAATATGTTTCCGGTGGTGGCGTTGTTGCCGGTGGGGCCGAGAGCCGTGTATATATGCCCAATGGCGAACAGGTGGCTGGCTTAGGCGGCGGGGGCGGGCAAAACGCTCAGACTTCGCGATTTGGTGGCAACGTCTTCGGCGCTGGCGGTGGGGGCGGCGGTGCCGGTGGTGGCAACCAACAGAACGTAGGCGGCCAAGCGGGCTTCGGTGGCGATGCTGGTGGCATGGGCGGGGCTTCTCCCGCTGGCGGTGGCGCTACGGGATCTCCGCCGAATTCCACGCAAGGCACACCGCTCTATGCCTATAACGGCAACTTCCCCGGCGGCGGGGCTTCGTCCTTCCGCTTCTTCGACAGCGCTGGCAAGTACAATGCTTTCGGTGGCGGCGGTGGGGGTGGCGGGTACGCTCGCTCTGTATGGGGTGGTGGCACCTTCTACACGCAAACGGTCACCATCGTTGTGGGCGCTGGCGGCGGCTCTGCTGTCAGTACCGGGGCCAATGGCCGCGTCTACATCAACTGGGGCTAGTCTTTCCGCCTGATTTTGTCTCTAGGCGGGGGCGGGATGATGATTATTTCCGTCTTGGCTATCTCTTTATGTAAGTCCATGAATTCATTAATAAATTCCAACGCTTGCTTTTCGCTAGCTTTGCGGTGAGACACCATATAGCACCCTCTCCGCAATAACGCCCCGATCGACCATCCCCAATTTTCGTCATTTTTAACCACGACACACTGATATGAACCAATCCGGAATATTGTGGTCATCCCTTTGATGTGGGGCAGTGTTACCTTAATTACCGGCTTTCTATCATCATCGCACATATTATGAATCCGATGGCAATTCCGCAGATGAAGATGAATCCGACGAGGAGGGAGTGTATTTCCATACTGATTTCCTTCCCATAGTTATGTTCTTTTGTGCTCTAATATCGGGGTTGCGCCAAGTCCAGCATTCCCCGCCCTCGTCTTGGAAGCACACCCATAATATAGAATGCTCCGGGCCATAGTCAATTAGAAAATGGGCCAGTGCGGGTCCTTTAGGTGTAATCACAGGTAAGGGCGGGTTTAGCTGGATCATGAGTATTTCTTCACCAAGAGGGCGCGGAGTTGCTTTACTTCGTCTTCCAGAGAATGAACGTACTCGATCAGTTCGTCGAGAGGCGATTTTTTAGGCACTTCTATGACGGCGGGTAGGTTAGTATGCTCTTTTGGATAATTAGCATTTAGCACCATGTTGGCTACGGGGCTTTTAATCTGTAGCTTTTTAGCCTTCATGAACCTGCCGGTGTATAATTTAGAGAATTTATACTTGGGTCCGTCCATTCTTAGGACACCCACCGATACGAAGCGATCGAGCACCATGAGCATGGACGGCCTAGCCATCTTAAACACCGGCAAGACGTCTTCGATGGTGAATGAGAACCCGATTTGGTTCTTAGACAGCCACTCGTAGAAGATCTGGGTGCGGGACTTTTCGTGTTCTTCGGACATTTTGTTCTCCGTCTGGGTTTACGTTTTGATCTGATCGTACTTTTTGGCGATCGTTAGTATGTGGTTCTTGTACTTCTCGGATTTGTGGACGTTTCTGCTCGTGGTCGAATAGACGATAGGATAATGCTCCGCACACCAAGATGTAGATTCGGATACCGTTGGCTTTGCGCAGAACTTCTTATCGTCGTGGATCCACCTGCACTCAAACGCACTCAATTCGAGGAGCGTTTTGGATTTGCCAGAGTACTTAGCAGCCTTTGGCGGTTGTATTACCGGTCTCACTTCTTCTTGCGGTTTGGGTTCTGGCCTTTTTTCCTCCTTGGCCACCATCACTTGATTGAGAGTGGGCTTCTTCTTGGTCGGTCTCTTCATGGCGGCGCTGCTCTTAATAACAGCAAGCTGAGCTTGTGTCTTCTTGGACAACTCGCCGCGTTGCTGAGCCCGAAACACTACTCCCATTACTTGATTGCGGCTAATCCTAAGAGCCGCAGCGATTTCGCCGGACGTCATTCCAGACTTCCACATCTTTATGACGGCAGACTTGTTGGTCATTTCGCCTTTACCATCCGAGCGGCCAAAGACGAATAACCGCATTGGTCGACATAATGGTCCGCGTAATCGCTCTTTCCGACCTTCGACCGGCTGATTTTTGCCAACACCATCATCTGGCAAACGTCGTGAGCGGTGACCGGGGAGCCGAGGTACGCACTCCACAGAGCCGCAGTGTGATTGAAGTTATCTTCTGGTGTACCGTGTGTCTTGGAACGGTTCTTAGTCACCATGCTCATTGCGGTGGCCAAGACCTTGTTATCAGCATTACTCATTTTGTCACCTTCTTGCGATACAGAGCCTTAGCACGCGGGCTCGTATGACCTTGGTCTCTGCGCCAACGCTCTGCGTACCTGCGCACCGTCTCTACTTTGTCTTTCGGCACCCATATGGATATTAGCTTGAAGCCTCGCTTCTTTTGGGCCTCTATGTACTTTTGCATTCGTTCAGTCACTTCTAGCCTCCATAATAGTCTTTACTAGATCGCGTTTATCTTGCAGTGCTCTGATGATCTTCTTCTCGATCGGACTGCCGACCATGTCGTAATAAGACACTTGCTCAGCCACCTGCCCGTGGCGGTGATTGCGGTCTTCGGCTTGTGTGCGATCGATGATGCTATAGGTATTCTCGACGAAAATCGTCGTATGGCAGGGCATCGTTTCGGTGCCGAGAAGCGTTAAGCCTTCTTTTGCGGTGGCCGTTTGTGCGATAAGGATCTTCACATTGTCATTGCTATTAAACGATTTGACGATTGCGGCTACGTCTTGGCGATCCATGCCGCCCCGAATAGTAACGCATTGATTGTGGAACATTTTGTCGAGCAAATCGACGGTGTGCTTGTAATGAGCGAATAGAATGACCTTGGTATCGATTTCGGCCACCATCTCGCGTACCGCTTCAAACTTCGGATTGTGATCGCCGCAAAGCTCCACCACCTGACCGGCATCGTCGATCATGAAGCCGGACGTGATTTGCTGCATCTTCATAAGCACGGTGATTACCATTTGCGCCGAGACTTCTTGGTCATCGACGAGCAAAAAGCGATCTTTGTAGATCTGCTTATAAAGCTTCTGCTGCTTGGCGTTCATCTCGTATCCGAGATTGTAGTACGCCTTAGGCGGCAGCGTTGCCATCCATTCTTTCTTCTTTGCGGTGAATGAGCAGATGTCCAAGATCTGCTTGAGTTCGTCTTCGCGTTGTGTGCCGACGATCTGCTTGCCCATCCACCCGCCCATTACGCCATAGCGGTTGCGGAAAGTGTAGGGGCTGCGATGCGAACCATGCTTGCCTATTGCGCGAAGCTGCGTCCACAAATCGACGACATTATTGGCGATCGGTGTGCCGGTCATAACACGCTTAATCGTCGCGTGGTCGAAGAGGAAAATCGCCGCTTTCGACACTTTCGCCTTGAAGTTCTTAATGCGATGGCTCTCGTCGCACACGATGTAAGTCTTCGTCGATTTCACCGCAGCATACAACTCGTCAAACGCCTTGCTGATGATCTTCTCGTAGTTAACGATCCACATGCCGCGTTTTGGTGCGGGTTCTGGATAAACAGCCACATCGAACTTGAAGCCCATCTTCGTAGCTTCGGATTCCCAGTTCGCGCGAAGGTTATTCGGGCAAATCACCAGCAACAGATCCACGACGCCTTCATCCGCAAGGGCCGTGAACTCCGCCATAACGGTTCCTGTCTTGCCAGTACCCGGCTCCATGAACCAAGCATAACCCTTGGATCCATCGGATTTCTCCAATGCTTTTGCTTGCACCGGCAGTGGCGAGAGAGGAAGCGTCCAGTTCATGGCGTGTCTTTCAGTAGTTTTGGTTTCTCATGTTGCCCCAACACGAAGCTGTTGAAATGTTTCTCCCAGAGATCTTTCAACAGTGGAATCGATGCCGGTAGCATGAACCACCTTTTAAGCATACGAGACTTTGTTTCGTCAAGTATTGACGCGATCCATACGTTACCGGATATCAATTCTTCGCTGATGTACGCCAGCTCTTCTACAGAATCCGCTGCGGATACGATCGCTTTGATTTCAGCATTGGACGCCGATTTGATGTTGGTTACGTCCTGCCCGAATTTGTCGGCAAGGACTGGATTGATTTGGTAATCAGACGCGTTTTTATTCCACGCTTTGCGTTTTGCCGGTCCGGGTATGTCGCCGGTCACGGTTTCGTCGATGTCGTGGTAGAGAGCATGGCGCATAAGGTCGGCGTAGTCACCTTGCCACCCGATTAAGCGGGCGATCTGATCTGCATACACCGCAACGAAGTACGAATGCTCGGCCAAGTATTGGTGACGGTTGCGACGAGCGATCGCCCAACGCGGCACATACGCCATGTCTCTCCAATCAGGTGAAAACGGACGTTCCGGGATTAGTTGTTTCTTCTTCGCTGCTGTGCGCTTTTTCTTTGCTGCCGCGACGAACGAGGTTTTTGCGGTTGTCTTTGCCATTTTTCAGAATGTCCCATATAAACATGCAGTAGTTAGCTACGTCGACGCATTCACTCATAACTTCATCCGCAGGTTCATATTGCAGCGAAATCTCAAGCTCCCGTGCCTCAGCTTGTAATTTTTGCTTTAGGTAGTCGAGTGGCAAATGCTGCCACCCGCCATACCCGTCGCGCTTGCGAAGCTTCATCTCCATCGCAGTCGCGAAATCGTCGATCTCTTTGCGGGTCTCAATCATCCGAAATGCTTTCTGGCTTCGACCCAAGAGAACACGTCATCGGTGGACGGCCCAAATGAGCACACGATGTCGGGACGAATACCGTACCGGCTGTGCGCGTGCTCCATGATGCTCATTAATTCGTCGAAGTCAGAACGATCGGTGAGGTAATCACAGAATCCGACATGAACGATTGCTGGACGCAAGCGAGCGACCGACTCCAAGTATTGCTCAGGCGAGAACGTGAAAATGCGGCGAACACGCTTCGTCACTGTGGTGCGTTCTGGCTCGACGTGTGGGAAGCTGTCCCAGCTAAGCTCGCGCTGATCAGGATAAACGTCGCCCGAATAACCGATCACTTTGCCACTATCGTCGACGATGTTGCCGACGCGAATCGGGTAAGTGCGAACCGTCATCAATGTCTTGTGAAGGCACGAAGGGTGGAGAGCCGCATCGGAGAGCGATTGCGCCACCGAGACCTCACGAGACGTGCAATGCGGATAGAAGCCGTTGTTGATAGAAAGAGACATGCCTTGCGGTGTCTCGACAACGACGGCCCAATTCGCTGCGATGGCTTCGTTAAGCTCCATTCGGAGAACTTGGATGCCAATACCTGCAAATTCCTTCTCGTAATCTTTCGCGACTTTGCCTTCTCGCATGATTTTGCGAGCAAGCGCTCTGCCGACGCCTTTTTGTGTCGACGCGATCTGCGTTGCGCCGGATGTTTTTTGCCGCTCGAAATCTTTGTCATCTTGCGTAATCACTGCTGCGTTAGGGTGAATGCGGATCCGCTCAGGGTCGACGTTTAGGTCCTTGATCTCTTGCTGCAACACATCGAAATCAATGATCGCGCCAGCATTGAGATAAATCGTCGATTCCTGCTTCAGCACGCCCATCGTCGGCATGTGGAAAGTGACGAATTTCGTTCCATCGGGCAGCACCGTCGTATGACCGGCATTAGGTGCAGCATTCGTCGTGCAAATCACCTTGTCCCAATTCACGTCTTTAGCGTAGATAGCTTGGTAGGCTGCGGCCAGACCTTTGCCGGTACTGCCGAACTGGCCATCGATCACTATCGACGCTTTGCCGTGCTTCACAAAATCGTTCATATCGTTCACCTCACACAGGGTTCTTCAGAAAATCGGCGATCGGCCAGCCTTCACCACGCTTGCGCTTTGGTAAGGTCCACCAGTCGCATTGTATAGTCGTCATTTCGGGCCGGACGCGTAGCATGTACGTGTCGGATCCATCTTCTACCGCCACCCACACTTCGACCCGCAGACCGGACTCCGTCATAGCCCTCATCGTGGACCGTTGCAATGGTGTGGTGTTAACTTTGATGGTGTTCTTATTCCAGTTCCCATCGACCTTCTTCACTTCGACAAAGGTCGGCTGATAACCCGGCACCGAGAGGAGGAGGTCGGGTATTCCAGACATGAAGCGGTGAGACAGCTTAACAGCGAATGTTAGATTGCTGATCTTCTTGGCGTCTTCGATAATAGTGCGCTGATGGTAAAGCTCAGCTGGCATGATAAGTCTCCTCCAATCGGATAAAAGCATGACGGTCACGATTCGTCAATGCCTGACGCCATCATGCCCTCTTCGGTCATGACTTTACGCCAGTCCTTCTCACCATAAGACGCCCAAGCCCAATCGGGGCCGGAATCATCGTCCACTTCAATCGGCACTTTGATTTGCGGAAAATCGCACATAATGCGGAGCGATTGCTCGTACGCATCGTGCCGGTCCTCGCGATACTGGAAATCTATCGAATCGTGGACGTTGTTAATCATATTGATGCCGCCCACTTCCCGATGCAAATCATCGAGCTTCACCATCGACAGCTTGATCATATCCGCGTTCGAGCATTGCAGTAGGCGGTTCACCGCTTTGTACTCAAACCCGTCGCCTTCGAGGCGCGAGCGTCGGCCAAGGATCGATCGCACGAAGCCCCGCTCCTTCATGGCGTCGGCGGCCACTCTTTGGAGTGCTTTGATCTCGGGCATTGCCTTGAAATAATCATTGACGATCTTCATCGCCTCGTCCATCGGCTTGCCTAGCATCATTGCGGCCTTCTTATTCCCGGCACCCGTGAGGAGTGCCTGATTGAGACGCTTACCCGATTGCCGATCGATGTTGGCCGCTTGGGCTACCGCAGTATGGGCGTCGATCGATGGGGTCTGCGTGTACCCGTCGATGAGGACCTTGCACTTGCTATAATGGGCTAATAGGCGGGGCTCGCATTGGCTATAGTCGGCGGATCCCCACACCATGCCCTCGTCTGGCACGAAGATGGACCGAAAGAGCACTCCGTTGCCGACATCGCGCTTCGGTACCTGCTGCAAGTTGGGGTTGCTCGAAGACAGCCGTCCGGTCACCGTGCCATATTCGTCGCCGCGCAGTTGGTTAAATGTCGAGTGAATGCGGCCTTTGTACAGGTGCCGGTCGATGATTGGCTGGATGAAGGCGTCGAGCATCCGCTTGGCCTTGCGTACCTTGATGATCTTTCGACCCGGTTCGTTCGAGAGGAGGAACTCCTCCGGAAAGGACGGGTTGCCAGCGGGGGTCGTCGGCCAATCGGTGACGTTGTGATCTTCCAGATACTTCCGGATCTGAGCGCCCGAATTGACGTTCAGCTCTCGACCAAGATCATGATTGGCATTGACGATCCGCTTCTCCATAATGGCTTTGAGCTTGTGCAGACGCTCTTCGTCGACGCGAATACCGCGCATCGTCATGCGGTTGAGCACCGGAATAAGCTTGCATTCGACGCCGTGCACTACATCAAGCTGCTGGTCATCGATCCATTCGGCTTGCATCTCGGCCAACTGCCAAGTGGTGGTACCGTCGCCGGTAGCGTAATCGATCGCGGTCTTATCATCCGCCGGGAGCTTCCAATACTGGCCCATGTAGTTCTTGCCGAAACTCTGGCCAAAGGTCGTCTCGATATGCTGCTTGATCTCGTCGGCCAGCTTGGCTTGCACACCCGCCTCGTATGCGCAGCTCTCCAGCGAGAATGACCGGCGAAATTCGTCGAGCAATGCGGCGTTGATCATCGTGTCTTCGAAAGTGCCGACCAGCTCGATGCCCTCCTTATGGAAGAACCCGAGATCGAAGGCCAAATTGTGGCCGATCCAGTGGCGGGGTCGCGTCTGGTGCGATATGATCATATTCCGGACACTGGTGGGCTCGAAATTCGGTCCGGTCGCATGGCGCACCGGGATATAGAAGCTCTCCTCGGGCGTAGGGCCAAAGGTGAACACGTAGCCGACGATGTGGTTGTGCTTCCAATCGAGGCCGTTGGTCTCGACGTCTATAACTACCCGATCCGCCTTGGATAGGTGAGCGGCAACAGTGTCCAAGATGTTCATGATATGTATCCGATTGGAGAAATGTCCCCGGAGGACTCTACGCCACCGGGGACCAAAGATCAGGAAAGGAGCTAGAAAACCTGATCTTTAAACGTGGACTTCGACCAAATCCACGCTCCGAGCGTTAAAACTCGGAAGAGTCGATGGCGCTGCCAACCCCAGCATCACCATGATCTTCGTCACCCTCGCTCGAATACCCGCTCAAACCGGCATCTTTAACGCGTAGATACATCTGTTTGAACGTATTATATGCCCCAGCGTCTTCGACCATGCCATCTGGCACGATCTTCGGCATGAGGAATTTCTGACCGGCCTTGCTGGTGGTCGATGTCGACTCCAGACGGAACTTGTACGCAAACGTCGGCAAGCTCGACTTTGCGTGCAGCTGCTGGACGAAGGCACGACCGACAGGGTAGGCGGATTTCGAGAACGAGAAGATGCCAAAGACATCTGGCCCGTGCTCGGGT